ACAAAATCTCCCTAAAGGGTGCACCCATGGAACTAAAAATTGACTCCGACGTCCCCCTCGATGGCGGCAATTCTAAAGACGGCTACATGCCAACTCTCTCCGCAGCTGCAGGTACGGCCCGGCTTCTCGAGGCGGCAGGGTTGGACATCGCGTTCGGCGATGAAGACCTTGACGATGCCGCGACAACGGCCAGACAGGCGGCAAGGAATCCCACTGCACTGCAGACCCGCTCCGCAATCAAGACAATCACCAAGAAAACCCCTGCAGCCCTGCTGCTGACGGAGAAAATCCTCAACGATTATGGCCACAAGATCGTCGAAGAGGCGTCTCAGGTGCGTCATATGGTGGTCAACAAGCTCATTCAGGAGACTGAGAACCCCGATGCACGTATCCGGGTGAAGGCGCTGGAGCTCTTGGGCAAGGTGTCCGACGTCGGCCTGTTCACCGAGAAGCAGGAGATCACGATCACGCACCAGACGAGCGACGATCTGCGAGACCGACTGCGCCGGAAGCTGCAAAAAATGGTGGACGTGACCCCAGACACCGTCGAAGACGCCGACTACGTCGACGAAGGCGGAGACGAATGAGCACCGACTTCAACCGTGCAGAGCTCGAGACGCTCCTAAAGAGCGTGGATATGCTCGACGAGCTCGAGCTCCTTGAGATCGAGAAGATGATCGAGGAGCTGGACAAGCGTGCCACGCTGCAGGCTGCCAGAGACGACCTGATTGCCTTCTGCTTATACATGGACCCCAACTATAAGGTGGGCCGACACCACCGAATCCTCGCGGATAAGCTCATGGCGATTGAGGCGGGGGTAGAAGACCGGGTCTGTGTCAACATTCCGCCCCGCCACGGCAAGTCTCAGCTCGTCTCCACCTACTATCCGGCATGGTTTATCGGGCGAAACCCCGGGAAAAAGGTCATGTTGGTGTCCCACACCACTGATCTGGCCGTAGATTTCGGTCGGAAGGTGCGAAATCACATCGACTCGGACCCATATCGGGACGTTTTCCCTACCACAGCCCTCTCAATGGACTCAAAGTCGGCTGGGCGCTGGAATACGACCACATCCTGCGAGTTTTACGCCACGGGCGTGGGTTCGGCCCTCGCGGGCCGCGGTGCTGACTTGCTGCTTGTCGACGATCCGCACTCCGAACAGGACATCTTGAACGGAAACTTCACGGCATTCGACAAAGCCTACGAGTGGTTCGCCTTCGGTGCCCGGACGCGTCTGATGCCGGGCGGTAGGGTGGCTATCGTGCACACCAGATGGCACCAAGATGACCTCACGGGGCGTCTGATACGCGATATGACCAACAACGAGGACTCCGATCAGTACGAGGTGGTGGAGTTCCCGGCGATCCTCGAGGTCGAGGACAAGGAAACGGGCGATTTCGTGCAAAAAGCCCTCTGGCCGGAGTTTTTTGACCTGCCAGCGCTGCTGCGGACCAAGGCGTCCATGCCTGTGTTCCAGTGGAACGCGCAGTATCAGCAGAACCCGACGGGTGAAGAGGCTGCAATCATCAAGCGGGATTGGTGGCGGCTGTGGCCGGACGACGACCCACCGGCTGTAGAATACGTCATTATGTCTCTCGACGCCGCTGCAGAAGCCCACAACCGTGCTGACTTCACGTCTCTGACGACGTGGGGAGTGTTCTTCAATGACGAGGAGAACATGCACCAGATCATCCTGCTCAATGCCATCAAGCGGCGCATGGAGTTCCCAGAGCTCAAAGCGCTGGCTCTGGAGGAGTATCAGCAGTGGGAGCCCGACGCGTTCATCGTCGAGAAAAAGAGCTCAGGGACGCCACTCTATCAGGAGATGCGGCGCTCAGGGCTCATGGTGCAGGAGTACACCCCCGTCAGGGGCTCGGCGAACAACCCCAACAGCAAGATGGCGCGTCTGAACTCGGTGTCGGACATTATCTCCTCGGGGCTGGTCTGGGTGCCGCCAAAGCGCTGGGCGGAGGAGCTGGTTGAAGAAGTCGCGGGCTTCCCGTTCGCATCAAACGACGACCAAGTGGACACCACGATCATGGCGCTGATGCGGTTCCGACAGGGCGGGTTTATCCGTCTGCCGACCGACGAGCAGGACGAGCCACTGCCATACAGAAGGAAAGTGGACTACTACTAAGTTTTGGTGTACGGTTCGCAGAACCGCTACAAAGGAGGCCATGATGGCTCGGGATGAAGATAAAGCAGTAGAGGGCAAAGACTTCGTCTGGGTCCCCATGAAAGACTCCAAGGGTAACATCGTCAAGGACGGTAAGGGTAACCCTGTGAAGACCCGCAAGTTCGGTAAGAACTTGGCCCCGGAGACCTCGCCGCGTCCGAAAGCCCGTCCGACGACCACTACTTCTAAGAAGGCCGCACCGGCTCCCTCGTCGCCGCGTCCGAAGGCTCGCCCGGCAGAAAAGCCCAAGATCGTCGGCCCCGCCACAAAGGCTCCGCAGGTTTCTCCTACCACTAAGAGCAACGGGATCGCCGGGGCCGTTGGCCGTGCTGTAGGAAATGGCGTCGTGCGGATGACGAGCGGAGCGCCAGCTACAACTCCTAACCGTGCCGAGGCATACAAGAGCCAGACCAACCCGGATGCAAACCGCCTCAAGAAACTGCGGGAAGACCTCGCCGCGCAGAAGCGTCGTAGCTCCGTGAAGTTGGGCATGACCCTGCGCGAGCGCAACACCCCGTAGACTTACGACTAAAGTCGTGCTACAACACTCTTGTCAGCGTTTTGGCTCCTTGAGCGCTGATGGGTGAATCGAATCTTCTGGAAGGCCCGGTGTTTCTCCCCACCGGGCCTTTTCCTTTAAAAGGGGTTGCGGCTGCTGTAGTGGAGCAGTACGAATTAGATGAGGGGCGCACACAGGCTTTGTGTTGGTCGAGGATCAGACTGCGCTACGGCTAATCATCAATCATCCGCGCCCCTCGCGACTACATTGCGAGGTTTGACACCTCGTGCTAAGGTCTCGCAGAGACCTACAGGGGATATGCCATGGCAATCGAGAAGCCGATGACGCCGTTCGAGTTCGGGCCCGAGGACGAGCCTGAGATTGAAGTAGCCATCGCCACGGACGAAGAGCCGTCAATCGAGATTGATGCAGACACTGGCGAAGTGACTATCGACTTCGGCGACGAGGACGATGACGACGAGAGCGAGGATATGACCGCTCACGATGCCAACCTCGCCGAAAGCATCGACGATGGGGACCTTGAAAGTCTCGCCAGCGACCTGATCGAGTCGTTTTTGTCTGATCGCGAGAGCCGCAAGGAGTGGGCGACCGCCTACATCACCGGCTTGGACCTGCTGGGCATGAAGATCGAGGATCGCACGCAGCCTTGGGCTGGTGCCTCCGGTGTCTACCACCCGATGCTGACCGAGTCCGTGGTGCGATTCCAAGCGCAGGCAATGAGCGAGCTGATGCCCGCATCGGGCCCTGTGCGCACTAAAATCATGGGTAAACTGACCCCTCAGAAGGCTCAGCAGGCCGACCGCGTCCAGACAGAGATGAACTACCTCATCACTGAGGAGATGCACGACTACCGCGACGAGATGGAGCTGATGCTGTTCCGCCTGCCGCTGGCTGGGTCTGCGTTCAAGAAGACATACTACGACCCTATCAACGAGATGCCGTCGTCAATCTTCGTCCCCGCGGAAGACCTCGTGGTCTCATACGGCGCGTCTAACCTGCGGGTCTGCCCGCGGTTCACGCATGTGATGAAGAAGACCGACAATGAAGTCCGTGAGCTGCAGGTCGTAGGGTTCTACCGCGACGTCGAGCTGCCCACAGCCGAGAAAGACCTCACCGACATCGAGGAGAAGTACGCCGAGCTGGCCGGAGAGGAGCAGACTTACGAGGATGATCCGCGCCGCATCCTGCTCGAGATGCACGTGGACATCGACCTGCCGGAGCCGTTCGAGGACGAGGATGGTGTAGCACGGCCTTACGTCATCACAATCGACAAGACCTCTAAGACCGTCCTGTCTATCCGCCGTAACTGGAAGGAAGATGACAAGAAGAAGCGCAAGCTGATGCACTTCACGCACTATCCCTACCTGCCGGGGATGGGGTTCTACGGCACGGGTCTGATCCACCTGATCGGTGGTCTGGCTAAGTCTGCCACATCTATCCTGCGCCAGCTCATCGACGCAGGCACGCTGTCTAACCTCCCGGCGGGTCTCAAGGCCCGCAGCCTGCGTATCAAGGGCGACAACACCCCGCTGATGCCCGGTGAGTGGAGAGACGCTGACGTGACGGGCGGCACGCTCCGTGAGAGCCTGTTCCCGATGCCATACAAGGAGCCGTCGAGCGTCCTGTACACGCTGCTGGGTAACGTGGTCGAGGAAGGCCGTCGCATCGGCTCCGTGGCCGACATCCAAGTGGGTGACATGAGCGCAAACGCGCCGGTGGGCACCACGCTCGCCCTACTCGAGCGCAGCTTGAAGGTTATGTCGGGTGTCCAAGCCCGCCTGCACGCCGCCATGAAGCAGGAGCTGCGCATCCTCGCGCGGATCATCCACGACCACATGCCCGAGCAGTACGCCTACGAGATGGACGGTGAGTTTAACCGCGTCGAGGACTTCGACGGGCGCGTGGACGTGATTCCGGTCTCCGATCCTAACGCAGCCACCATGGCGCAGCGGATCATGCAGTATCAGGCCGCTCTGCAGCTCTCGCAGCAGGCTCCGCAGCTCTATGACATGGGTAAACTGCACTCGCAGATGCTCGAGGTGCTGGGCATCCAAGACGCAGGCGACATCATCAAGACCCCGGAAGACATGAAGCCCATGGACCCGGTGGCCGAGAACATGGCGCTGCTGCAGCAGTCCCCGGTCAAAGCGTTCCTGTACCAAGACCACGAGGCGCACATTGCTGCCCACATGGCTGCGATGCAGGACCCGAAGATCGCCCAGATGATTGGTCAGTCGCCCTTTGCAGGGGCTATTCAGGCCGCGGCCATGGCTCACGTCACCGAGCACGTCGCCTATCAATACCGCAAGGAGATCGAGATGCGTCTCGGTGTCCCGCTGCCGCCAGAGGGCGAGCCGCTGCCGGAGGATGTCGAGGTTCAGCTGTCCCAGATGGTCGCGCAGGCCGCTGCAAAGCTGTTCAACAAGAACATGGCCGACGCTCAAGCCGCACAGGCCCAGCAGCAGGCTCAGGACCCGCTCACAATCATTCAGATGAAAGAGCTCGAGCTCAAACAGAAAGAGCTCGACCACAAGATCGACCACGACAACAAGAAGCTGCAGCTTAATGCTGCGATGTCGGCTGGTAACCTTGTCATCCAGCAAGAGCGTGTCGAGAGCGAGAACGAACGGGCCGCAGCAAACACCATGGCAAAGCTCGCCACCGACGCGGTGCGGGAGAACGTCAAGGCTCAGACCGAGGGTACGCGCCTCGCCATCGAGGCTGCCCGGGTGCTCCAAGAGCGCAAAGCGCCTAGCGGTGGTGGCCAGTGATGGAGGAGACGCTCTTCGCCTTCATGCTCCGCGGTCTGGACGAGCAGAAATCGGCTATTGAGCGCCACCTCGCAACGGGTGGTGCCAAGACCTACGAGGACTACTGCCGGAGCGTCGGCGAGTACACTGCGCTCCAGCGCATGTACGACGACGTAAAGGACCTAGAGAAAAGATTTATTGCGGACTGATACCATCCGCTATACTTCTCTGAGTTACGCGGATGTCCCGCGCAAGGCGCTGTGAGCCTCAATCACTGCAGGAGGAACTATGTATACGGCTAACAAAGTCGAAGACGAGCAGCTAAAGGCTAAGCTGCCGGAACCCTCGGGATATAGGCTGTTGATCGCCGTCCCAGAGGTTAGCGAGAAAACCGAAGGTGGAGTCTACATGCCGGATCAGCTGAAAAAGGCTGAGGAAACGGCGTCCATCGTTGGGTTTGTGGTCAAGGCAGGGCCTGACGCATACGCTGACCTGAACAAATTCCCGAACGGACCGTGGTGCAAAGAGGGCGATTTCGTCATCTTCCGCTCCTACTCTGGCACCAGATTCAAAGTTCTGGGCAAAGAGTTCCGTCTCATCAACGATGACACCGTCGAGGCGGTTGTCGAAGACCCACGGGGGTATAGCCGAGCATGACCGACAAGAACGATGACATCGAAGTTGACGTCGAGGGCGATGAAGAGCTCGAGATCGAGGTTCAGGACGATACCCCTGAACCCGACAAAGGCAAGCCGAAAGCTCCAGAGGTCGAAACTGAGACCAAGGGTGCCGATGATGACGACCTAGAGGGTTACTCCGATAGCGTCAAAAAGCGCATCAACAAGCTCAAGTTCGACCAGCACGCTGAGCGCCGCGCCAAGGAAGAGGCTGTTCGTCTCCGTGAGGAGGCAATCGCCTACGCTGAGAAGGTTCGCAAGGAGAACGAGGAGCTTCGCAAGGCTTACGCCGAGGGTGAGACTGTCCTCGTTGGCC